TGTAATGATGACTTGGCAATGTGCCTCGTGATTTATGCTTGGTTAGTTGCTCAAGATTATTTTAAAGAACTTACAGATCAAGATGTAAGAAAAAGACTATATGAAGAACAAAAAAATCAAATAGAACAAGATATGGCACCTTTTGGTTTCATATCAGATGGTCTTGATGGAAATAGTTTTGTTGATGCAGATGGTGACAGGTGGTTTACTGATGAGTATGGAGATAGATCTTACATGTGGGAGTATATGTAATGGACTTAGATAAGCAAATAAAACTTAGTCATTTATTGCTTACCGATAGAAAGTGTAGAACTTGTGGAGAGGTTAAAAATTTAATAGAGAGTTTTTATAGAACTCATAAAGAAAGAGGACCTGTAGCATCTTCTTATTCTTATGAATGTAAAGAGTGTACAATTAAAAGAGTTGTTACTGGTAGAATAGTTACTAAAGTTTTCGATAGATGGGAATATCCTGACTGGTAGGCAGTTCGCGTCATGTTTCCCCCCTGAAAAATAACATTTTAATAAATATTTTCTAGATAAACTGAGACTTACGGAGAAAAACATGGCGACTCCTCAATTATCTCCAGGCGTACTCGTCAGAGAGGTTGACTTAACAGTAGGAAGAGCTGATAATGTTTTAGATAACATTGGAGCTATTGCAGGTCCTTTTTCTATCGGTCCTGTAGAAGAAGTTATTGATATATCAACCGAACAAGATTTAATTAATACATTTGGAAAACCACTTTCTACTGATGCACAGTATGAGTATTGGATGAGTGCATCATCATTCCTTTCTTACGGAGGTGTTCTTAAGGTAGTAAGAGTTGATGATGATAATCTAAAAAATGCAAGAGTAGGTTACAATACAACTGCAACGGTGGATATCAAAAACTTTGATGATTACAACAACCAAGAAACTGGAAGTTATCATTTTGCCGCTAAAACACCGGGAACTTGGGCAAATGATCTGAAAGTTTGCTTAATTGATGATAAAGCAGATCAGATTATCGGTATCAATACCACCAATTTAGCAAATCTTGGTGCTCAAATTGGATATGGAGTTACAGTTGGTTTGAATAATGTCATTGTAGCTGGAGTAGGACAAACTTCTGTATTTTCTGGATATCTCAAGGGAATAATAACAGGAATTTCTACTGATACTACAAATGGAAATAGTACCATTGATATAAAAATTGTATCAAGAGTTTCTTCCGCATCCACACAATATAATACAACTCTAACAACCTCAGCATCATCAACAGCAGGAGTTGGAACTAATGTTGTTTTTGTAGATAGCACTTTTGGATTATCTACATTAGATACTTTAACAGCTCCTGGACTCAATAATTTAGTGATCTCTTCTATTGGTGCAACATCAGTTTCTTTAGCAAGCACCATTAGTTCACAAATTGTCGCTGGTGTTGCAGTAACATTTTCTAGATTAGTAACAATTGGAGCAACCGAAACTACAATAAGTTATGCTCCGGGCAATAGAACCTCACAAATTCAATCATCAGATTCAGTTCAATTTGTAAACAATTCTGGTATTAATACTGGTTCTGCAAATGTTGCCTCAGTGTTAGACTGGTACGATCAACAAACTCTTGGATTGACGAATTCTACCATTTATTGGAAATCAATTGCACCAAAACCAGTAACTAATCAATATACACTTTCTAGAAATGGAAAGAATGATGCGCTTAACATAGTAGTAATTGATGATACTGGTTCTATAACTGGTGTTCAAGGAAATATCTTAGAAAAGCATATTTCAATTTCTAAAGCTACAGATTCAATTTCTGGTGTAAACTCTCCAATTAAAACTTGGTACAGAAACTACTTAGCTAATTTCTCAAACTATGTTTACTCTGGAACCAACTACTATACATCTGAAGATACCCTAAACTCAGTAAAACCTGTTGCTACTGGATTCACAACTTATTCGGGTATCGCTTCGGCATCTTTCACTCCAATTGATTCCACAAATGGTGGATGGAGTAGAGAATCTCAAGGTTCTACATTCAACGCAGTAGGAAATGTATCATTTACATTATCCGCTGGTTCAGACTATGAAGGTTCTGGAGCAAAGGCAACATTGGGATCTCTTTCTACAGCATATGATTTATTCGCAAATGCCGATGAAGTTGAGGTTGATTATCTAATCATGGGTCCTGGATTAGATTCTAAGGAAGACTCTCAAGCAAAAGCAAATAAATTGATTTCTATTGCAGAAAATCGCAAAGACTGTGTTGCAGTAATATCTCCACATAGAAGTGGAGTTGTAAATATTGCTAATACAACGACTCAGACAAACAATATCATTGATTTCTTCTCACCAGTATCATCTTCATCCTATGCGATATTTGATAGTGGATATAAGTATACTTATGATAGATTTAATAATCTATTCAGGTATATCCCATGCAATGCTGATATTGCTGGATTGATGTCCAGAACAAATATTACCGCATATCCATGGTTCTCTCCTGCTGGTCGCCAGAGAGGTGTTCTTAACAATGCAATAAAACTTGCATATAATCCAACTAAAGATCAAAGAGATCTTCTTTATAAGTCAAGAATTAATCCAGTTATAAATCAACCTGGAGTTGGAATTCTTCTTTTTGGTGATAAAACAGCATTATCATATGCTTCCGCCTTTGATAGAATCAATGTTCGTAGATTGTTCTTGACGGTAGAACAGGCTCTAAAAGGAGCTGCTGAATCTCAATTGTTTGAATTAAATAATCAAACTACTAGAGCAAATTTCACAAATATTGTTGAACCATATTTGAGAGATGTTCAATCTAAGAGTGGTGTTTATGATTTCTTGGTTATTTGCGATGAAACTAACAATACTCCAGATGTTATTGACAATAATGAATTCCGTGCAGCCATCTTCTTGAAACCAACTAGGTCAATTAATTATATTACTCTTACATTCGTTGCCACAAGAACTGGTATTTCTTTTGAAGAAGTGGCTGGTAGAGTTTGATCTTATTTAATTAATAACTACAAAAAACACGGAGGTTTAAAAAATGTCTACACTCAGAACAATCACTGGATTCAAAGAAAGACTTGCCGGAGGTGGCGCAAGACCCAATTTATTCGAAGTTGAAATTCCATCATTTCCAGCAGGACTCCAAAGTTTTTGGGGAACTGGAGCTGGACAAGAGGTAGAAACATTTAAGTTTCTCTGCAAATCTGCTGCTCTACCAGCATCAAACATTTCTCCTATAGAAATTCCTTTTAGAGGAAGGACATTGAAAGTAGCAGGTGATAGAACCTTTGATGTCTGGACTGTTTCAGTTATTAACGATGAAGACTTCAAGTTGAGAACAGCTTTCGAAAGATGGATGAATGTTATTAGTAAATTAGATAATGCTACAGGAGCAACAAATCCAGACTCTTATATGACTGACGCATATGTACATCAACTCGGAAGAGGTGCAGGAACTATAAATTCGACGGATAATTCAAATGTCACTAATGGTTCTGCAATTAATCCATTGAGAAGTTACAAATTCTTTGATATTTTTCCAACAAATATTGGTGCAATTGACCTCTCATATGATTCTAGTGATGCCATAGAAGAATACACGGTAGAGTTTCAGGTTCAGTATTGGACTGCAGGAGAAAGTTCTGATAATGGAAGAGATCTAACTGGAGTTGTTATTTCTTGATAAATAGGTTATACAACCAAAGCAAAATATATCATAATGGCAAAGTTATTTGGATTCTCTATTGAGAATACTGAACCACTATCACCAAATGCGGTTTCCCCCGTTCCTCCTAATAATGAGGACGGGGTTGACCATTATTTGACTAGTGGTTTTTTTGGTTCTTATGTTGATATAGAAGGTGTTTATAGAACAGAGTTTGATTTAATCAAAAGATATCGTGAAATGGCTCTCCATCCAGAGTGTGATAGTGCTATTGAAGATATTGTAAACGAAGCAATTGTTTCTGATGTTGATGATTCTCCTATAGAAATAGAATTATCAAACTTAAATGCTAGTGATAAATTAAAAA